AGTAGCCGTTCCATTTGTACCGCCTCCATTAATGCCGACCACACCCCATGCTGGAGCAGCGGTTGAACCGCCTGTCACCAAGGCTTGACCAGAAGTGCCGTAACCTGTTGTTCCACTTAATGCAGGAGTTGTTCCAAGGTTTGTTGAAAAACCAAGAGCACCTGAACTGTTGATTACATGAGCATATTGGCCTGTTGAACCCCAAGCAAAATAGCTTTTATATCCGTTGCCAGACCCAAACGTAATGTCTCCATCGTGACCAGAAAAATAAATCCCGTTGTTGATGGAGTAAAAGTCAGAAGGTGTACCAGATGAGTAAACCGATGAGTTCATGCCAAACTCACCGTAATATGATGAATCTGTACCTATGTCGTTAGAGATAACGTAATTGGTTGAAGCGAAAGCAGATGTACTCTTGTTTTGAATAACAAGCTGGTTATATGAGTTGGCGGTTGTGCTACCAAAAGTAGCAATAGAGTTGGAAGCATTAAACGACAAAACTGGCGTTGTACTGGTAACAGAATTAGCCGACAAAGTAGTAAAGTCGCCAGATGAACGGGTAGTCGCACCGATAGACGCACCGTTAATTGTTCCGCCTGTAATCGCCACAGAGTTGGCGTTTTGGGTTGACATTGTTCCCAAACCAGTGATTGCTGTATTAGGAATGGTCGAAGAAGCCGTAAAAGCGCCTGTACCGTTACCAAATACATATCCTGATAGGGTAGCCGCACCTGTGCCCCCAGAGGCCACGGGGATAGGGCTAGAAAGCCCTGAAATCGTCCCGCCAGTTATAGCCACAGAATTGGCGTTCTGTGTGCTCATTGTCCCCAAACCAGTAATGTCCGTATTCGGGATTAAAGTCACCGCTGTCAAAGCGCTCGTGCCAGTCCCTTTCACATATCCAGTTAGGGATGTTGCGCCTGTGCCGCCGTAGGGAACTCCGATTGTTGAAGCGTTCCATGTACCTGCCGTAAGTGTTCCAACACCTGTAATTCCTGTGTAAGAGCCTGAAATTAAAGAACTAGCGATAGTTCCTGATGTGATTTGCGAGGCAGCAATGGCAATTGAGGTAGGTGTTGCGCTTGTTACTTGACCCTGAGCATTGATCGCCAAAACAGGGACGCTAGACGCTGAACCATAGGTCGAAGCGGTCACGCCTGTGTTTGTGATGCTAAAAGTGTTTGACGCAAGGGTTAGCCCTGTGCCAGCGTAATAAGTATTAACACTAGCAAATTGAACAAACGTAATTGGAGTGACGTTAATTGTTCCAGTATCAGCCGAAGTTGACACCCAACTTGTACTGGCGTTCAAAGAACCGTATAAAACAACGGTATATGCGCCTGGCACTTCTGCCCAAATATCCATGTCGGTTGATCGCACCCATGCGCTCGATGCCGCAACATAAATGCCGTTTTGTGAGGCAGTAGTTTGATTTTTTACCAATACTCGGTCGCCAATTTGCACTGAATAAGTGTCAATGGTCTGCAAACCAGACAACGTAATGTTCGCAGTCGTAGCGCATTTAACCGCAGCTTTAGGGTTTAAGCCTTGGGCAATAGCGTCAACGTAGGCTTTGTTGACAATATCTGTATTACCGCTTGGAGATGTGGTAATTTGCCCTGTTGTTGTCTGAATATTGGTAAAAACCCCAGTAGACGGGGTAGTAGCGCCGATTGTCGTGCTGTCAATCGTGCTGTTGGTGATCTGCAAACCCGATTGTTGCGGGTTAACAGTAGCGTAAAAGGGCTGACCCTGCCCGATAAACGTATTGAATGAGTTATCAAGATTGAATAACGCCTGTACAGGCAAGATATTCTGGTCGTTTACTTTTGCGGGGTCAGCCATTTAAGCCTCTTAGGATTGATCTGCCACAGGAGTGACGTACAGCAAACCAGCAGTAGCCGAATTACTGAGCGCGGTCATGTAAAAGGGCGCTTGCGGGGTTGCCAAGATCAAAGGTGAAGTCATGCCAGCAGGCAATACGTAGTCTCCATTCGTTCCGTCTGATGGAAACGTAGGAGCACCAACGCTCGAAGTTGTACCAAACTTCACCGCAATAGGAGCAGCGCCCGTATTGAGGAATGAAGCAAAGTTCACTTGGTCGTTAGTGTAGTTACCAACAATCTGCACAGCAGAGTGTGCAGTGTTGGTCACAGATAACGCAACGGTTTGACCCGAATTGCGTTGTACGGTTGAGCCAGCCATGATTAAACCGCAGTAGCAGGCGCAGGGCCTTCCAGACGGGTAATCTGGATGACGTATTGACCACTAGCAGGCACAACAGAGGCGCTTGATGTCAAGTTGCCAAACTGAATTTGCAAAGTGTTAGCAGCAGTGCAATCGGCTTCAGCAATGATAACGCCAGCGGTTTGAGTACCAATCACACCTTGGACAACAATAAAATCAGTTGTCAACAAGCCAGGCACTGTGTAAGTCACAGCGGTGGTAGTGTTGGCAGCCAAAGTATTGGATGCGTTGTTAAGAGTGGGAGTGATGTAGAAAGTCTCATGGGCATTGCCACGAGTTACGGTCGTAGATGACATTTTGCGTCCTTTCAGAAAGACAAAGTGATTATACAAAAAACGCCCAATGAAGGGCGTTTCCTGATTGGTTTTTTTGCTATTTAAGCAGCAATCAAACCAAGAGCTTTCAATGCGGTAACGATGTCACCGATTGTGTAAGCTGTTGAGCCAGACGCACCTGGGAAGGTGGTGTTGGTGTACACAGCAGTAGTAGAACCAGCAGCAGTAGTGGTGGTGTTACCAGCGGAAGTGGGTTGAACCACAGCGGTAACGCCATAGAAAGACACTTTGCCACCGTTAGGGGCGATAGCCGTTCCGTCTGTGCTGTCACCATCGATCAGATAGTGAGGGCTGGTTGTAACGGCAGGGCCGTTGTTGGTGTAGGTGGTGGGGGTCAAAGCCATGATTATTTACTCCTTATTGAAGATTAGGCTGCAACACGGCAAGCGAGTTCGGGGTACAAAGGAGCCCATCCGTATAACACATCCAAACGAGTAGGAATACTATCGTTATTAATTGTATACTGACGTACTACACGCATGGACAAACCGATTTCTTTATCACTAGCACGACCAGCAAAATGTACACCTTCGGGTAACTCGAGGTCTGCAACTGCTAATGTAAAAGCATTACGGTGCATGATGATGTTCTGTGGAGAAACGACACCAGTGCTGTTGAAAGGAGTCACAGCAGAAGCGCCAGCCGATGTGATGCTCACGTTCTGGAATTGACCAGCAGAGATCACAGCAGGAGACACGGTCACGCTGTTACCAGAAATAGCTTTCACCACGAAGTTACGCAGTTTGTTGCTACCGTAGGCTTGACGGTTTTGGGGGTTAACTGCATAGACGTTAGCGATAGTGAAAGTGTCGCCAACGTTAGGAGTGAACGTACCCGATTTAGTCAAGGTCAACACCGAGCTAGAAGCCCAACCAGAGGTCAAGATACCAGTGTCGGTAGAAGTGTTGATGGTTGCAGTGCCGTTGTAGTTGCCAAAGGTTTGGCTAACAACGTTCTGATCCATTTTCCAATTCATACCACCAGAATCACGACCCATCAGACCTTTACGGTACTGTTCGCCGATAGCTTCTTGAGGAACAAACAAACCTTTCAAGCTGTCCACAATGGTGGCAGATGTAAAAGGCTCAACGGTGCAAGAACGGCGACCATCACGAGGAGCACCTTCGCTGTCGAGGTAAGCGCCAGCAGTCAGATAAGTAATCAGACCAGTGGGAGGCGTACCAGCAGTACCAACGATGTTGGCGGTGTTCAGCGCAGCCATAGACAAACCATCACGGTCAATCTTGTTGGCGATAGCGGCAACAGCGGGTTTCAACACACGGTCACTGAACATATCCAAGGACAAAGCCAAGTCTTGTGTGGTGAACTGTGTGTCAACGTGAAACTGTGTGCTCAAGGTAACAGGCACTGAAGTCTCGTTGAAATCTTCAACGTTCAAAGCAGGGCCAGTAGTACCGATGAAACGACCAGGGCGGCGGACGTTCACGGTGTTACCAATTTTTCCACCAACGACAGCGACATCATGTTAATCAAGGGCGTTAATCTTGACCCCTTTCGGGCTATACCTTTCGGCATAGATCAGACTATATCTTCACTCATTTCTGAGGCTCTGCATTTCCCCACCACTTGGTAGGTACGCCTTACGGCTAGTCGTTGAACCTTACCCATTTCAGGGTCTTGGCTGCTGATTGCCCAATCCTAAATCTTTTCAAACCTTCACGCTTGCTTTTTCAGGCTACGTTGTGGTGATTTAGGCTCTAAGGGGTTTCCAGCAATTAACAGAGTTTTAGATCAGCAGGCTGTTAATTTTACTGATCGTCGTAGTTGCGGTCAACTTCCGAGGTGAAAGTCAATTCGTTCTCCAAGACCATCAACGCTTCGTTGGTGATCTTGGAAATGGTTAGGAGTTGGTTACTCATTTCATTTCCTTTGAATTAAATATGAACAAAAAAGGGTCTGTCAGCGAATCCGACCTTGTTTTCGTGCTGCTTTCCACTGTGAGTAAGTTCCGTGGAATTGACCGTTTGAGTCAATAGCCACATCAGCTACTCCAGCCGCAGTGCGAATCGGTTGAATTGGCGCTGGCGCTTTACTTTTAACCACAGGCTTTACTTCTTCAGGCTTGGCTTCAAACCTTGCCTCCAGTTTCCCCAACTCTTTCATGGCGGCTTTTTCCGTCATACCAGCAATCTTTTTGGCGAGGTCTGAGTTCTCGGCTAAGTGATACAGGATTTTTGGGCCTACATCGCTCTCGAGAATCGCATCACGTACCGAGTCGCTTACAACTACGTCACTTGATGCCACCATATCGTCAAAATCAGGCAATTCTGCTTTGGCTTGCTGTACCTTTTGACCCCAAGTCTCATAAACTTTTTGTCGTTGAGCAGCAGCTTTTTCCTCAGCATCACGCCTATCTCGTTCCTGAAGCGCTTTTTCTGTCGAATACTCAGCAAGAGCCTTCGCATATTCAAACGCATCCTGAAACTGGCTAGGTTGCGGTTCTTCGTCAACAGGCGCGGCCTTTTGGGGCTGTGTTTGTCTCTCAAGAGCCGCTAGACGTTCTTCCAGAGCTTGCCTTTGCTCGCGTTCACGTTGCGCTTCTTTACGCGCTTCTTCACGCTGCTTGGTAATCTCTGAAAACCTCCGTTCGAGTTTCGGATTCTGTTTCCGTTCACCCTCTGGCTTGGCTTCCTCTTTCGCTTCCTCTGGCTCACTCCCACTAACTTCTTCCGACACTGGCTCTGTTGGAGTTTCCTCAACAACAGCCACAGGCTCGGAATTTGCTTGGGCTAAACCCAGTTTTTGTGCATAGAACTCAGCCGCATTTTCGCTAGTCAATACTTGACCTGCTTGGTTTTCGGACATACGTTTCCCAACGATTTAACCCTGTGTACCTCACAGGTAAGGTTTAGTAGCCATTATGCTACTGATTTTGTTGATTTGCAATGTCTTGATTAGCCTGATTTGCGTAAGAGTATTGTTCCGCGTTACGCACTTGGATTTCCTTCTCAAGACGCTTGGTGTCCATGTGGTGAAGCAGCAATTCCATGATCGCTTCAATCTCCACTTTGTTTTGTGAGGTAATGGCGCGGGTATTCTGGTCGTTGACCTTGACCTCTGCCATTGTTTCGGTATTGTGTGCTTTGGCTGTGGCTTTAAGCAGTTCACGCTTAGTCGCGCCTTCTTCTTTAATTTGGGCAACAGATTTGCCGTAATTAATGTCGTTCTGCATTTCTTGCATGGCTTGTTGCATTTGCTGGACTTGCGCTTGAGCCTGAGCCATAGCCATCTGGATTTGCGGTGGCACATCCGATTTTTCGTCAATCTTGGACAGCGGGTTGAGCGTAGCCAAGCGGTCTGCGATAACGTCTGCGCCAGGGAAGTCCATGTTCCTGAACCACAAATCGCCAATCTGAGACATAAGCTGTGGGTCTGCCGACAAGATGGGCGTAATGGTCTCCAAAGCCTCTTGGCGCTTGCTGTTGTAGCCTGGGCCTGTGTCCATCACCACATCGTAAAGACCAACAGTCAGGTCGTTTTTCATGAGGTTGTTCACGGCATCACGCTCGTTGACCGTCACCAACTCAGGCTTACCGTCATCGCCAATAATCCGCATAACACGCTCGGTGTCATAGATTTTGGGGATAAGGTCAAGAATGGCGCGAGCCACTTGAGCCTGCGATTTACACAAATTGTCGTAAAAATCAAAGTTGTTGAGGTCAACTTGCTGTTGCTGACCGTTCAAAGCCTTGCCTGAGATGTTGCCTTGCTTCAGTTGAGCAGGGTCAAACACACCCATTAAGACCTTAATATCTTGGTCAATCAGACCTGTGGCCTCCAAAATGCCAGCAGGAGGTGGCTCTGGTTGCAAGCGGGTAGGCGGTGGCGCTTGGCGACCGTCAATATCTGTCTGTTTGTAGCGCAACAGCGGGAATGACTTGATGTTGGCCTGCGCCCAATCGTTTTCATGTCCCTCATCTTGACCTTCAGCCATAATCCACTTGGCTTTAGGCGCAAGGGCGACTGATTCAGTCAGCGAGGTTTGCCAGAAGTTGTACATACGCTGTGCATCTTTGGCGTGACGCACCATACCAAACTTCTTGCGTTTGTCGCCCACAATCACATGGCGACCATAAACAGGAATAATGGGTAGGTATTTACCCGCCCATTCGCCTTCTTCCAGAATTTCATTGGCTGTCAGTTTGCAATACTTGACCGACTTCTTGACCGACTCACGCTCGTCAATGATCTCAATGCCCATGTTTTCAAGGCGCTTGAAGAAATCTTTGTCAGTCGCAAAGGTAGCTGAACCGTCACTGAGCATATACAGTTTGGCACGTTCACGCACCATGTAGTAATACTCAGCGAGGCGAATATCCTCTTTGGTAATCCATTCCGATTGGCTGTCGCCTGTGCCGCGCTGTGTGAACGATGTGACTTCGGCATCAGGGTAGAGCTTGCTGAAATCAGCCTTACGCATCATTGTTGTAATCAAACAACGCTCTGCATCAGACCCATCGGGCATGATTGAGTTAATGTCGTAATAGACCGTAAATGGGTTATCAATCGGCTCAATGTAGATTTCTTGGTCAAATGAGTCGTCACTCACGTAATCTGTACGCAGACGAATATAGCCCCACCCCATGCGAACAGCGTAATCTGTGGCTGTGTCATAGGCGTTATCAGCATTGGAATTGGCTTCAATGTGGCGAATGATGCCTTGGATGACTTGCGCGGTTTTTTCGTCTGCTTGGCTGTTCATGCCATGCACTTTGGGGCGAGGGCGCTGCTGGCGAATCTGGTTAACCACTTGGCGGCAATAACCATCAAGTTTGTTGATCGTCAGCACAGGGCGAGATTCAAGGTTGCGGCTGTTTTGCAGTTCAACAGGCCATTGGTCGCCGTTGACGAACTTCAAATCTTCCAATGCTTCTTGGCGATTCATTGTGTCGGCATCGTTCGCCAGACGCAAAAACTGGATAGCCTCGTCAATTCGAGGGTCGTAATCGCTCAAAGAGCTTTCATTGAATTCAGCCATTTAATTACCCATCCAAGAGTGTGCGCCGCCATAGTTCTGCGGCACAGATTTTTGACGCTGCCTGCCTCTAGGCTCGTTCACCATTAACCCGATATATCTAAATGCGTCTGCACCGTGACTGTAATGGTCATGGAGAGGCGTTCTGCTAAATTGGCCTGTCTCGGAGTCAACTTCATAACGATAGTGTCGGAGGCATTGTAACCCTTCGGCACAATTATCTCTATCAAAATAACACGACCTGAATATCGTTCTTGCAGCGTTGATCGAATCCACCACAGGCACACGCTCCAAAACCTTAGTCTTGTAGCCTGCTGCCCTCACAATGTCCTCAATACTGCGCCCTGACGATGCCAGCGTCTTGTTTTGGGCATCGTGTGGCAACCACAAGGTATCGTAAAGATAGCCGAAGGTCTGCATCTTCGCCAAAATGTCCGTCATTGTGGTTTGGTTGACTTCAATGTAGCGAATCAGGCGGGTTTCCATGCCAATAAACTGCACAAACCAAACCGAGGTCATATCTGCCCAACCCAAGTCAAATACAGCGTGTACAGGCTTAGAAGCATCATATGGCACGTTAGTGATTCGGTTGTCCAACTCAGCCATTTGCATCTCTTTGCCAAAGATAGCACCATCCA